CATGATTATTCCGCGCCCGATGGGCAGATTTGGGCCGCCTGATGTCAACCGATCAAGTCAGCATCGGCGGTCTTGTCCTCGACGGGTTTTCCGCGCCGCAAACCATGACGGGCGGCGGCAAGCACGCAATGGTCGTCCACAAACTGCCGGGCGGCTCGCGCGTTATTGACACGCTCGGGCCGGATGAGGCGGATATTCCGATTGCCGGTCAGCTTTATTCGGAAAGCGCCTACGCAACGTGTCTGGCTCTCGACGCCATGCGGTCATCGGGCCAGCAAGTCCCGCTGATTTGGGGCGGCAGTTTCAGGACCGTGATCATCGCGGATTTCCATTACACGGTGCATCGCTTCCCGAACTGGTGCGATTATTCGATCCTGTGCCTTGTCGTGTCGAACCCCTCGCAAGGGGGATTGGGCGGCATTGTCTCAAGCATCGGCGGCCTGATCGCCGCTGACCTGTCTGCAATGGGGCAGTTCTGATGGCTATCGGCGCAGCCCTTCAATCTGAAATCGCCGCGCTCAATGCGGCATTTTCGGCGGCGTCGCCTATTCCGCAAGCCCCGCGCGCATCAATCAACGCTTTGCAGATCAATGCGGCCACGTTCGTTTCGCAGGTCGATAGCGCGCTTGCGGGGGCTGCTGGCGCGCTTGATACGTTCGCCGCTCCTACCGCTCCCGAAGCAATGGCGGCGGGCGTTGTGGGGCTCCTGACAGCATCGCAGAACCAAACCGATCTTGCCAACCTGCGCGGACTCGCGGGCCGCGTCGCCTCAAATTTGGACCAGCTTTAAATGGCGCTTTCAACCGGCTACATCGCGGCGGCTGTTCCGGCGCAGATCGTGCGCGTGAGCGGAACCACGCTTTTCCATCTTGCCCAGCAATACCTTGGCGACGCGATGCGCTGGCCGGCTATCGCGCAGCTTAACGGCATGACTGACCCTTGGGTCATCGGTCTGACTGAAATCAAAATTCCGCCGTCTGTTGATTTGAGCGTGACGCCTACCGGAATCATGGGCGCCTGACGTGTCGGATCACCGCGCATGGATCGCCGTCAATGGCCTTTCGTTCCCGATCCTTTCCGGGTCGGCGGAACAAAACGCAACGCGGCGGTCGTCCAGTTTCTCGGCGCAAATCCCGCTTGGCTATCCGGGCGCAGAAGCGTTCTTCGCACTGCTCGATACGAACGAAGCAACGGTTTCGGTCCTGACCGGAGGCGTGACGCAAGACCTGATGGCGGGCGAAATCGACACAGCGGATTTTGACTATATCGGCGGCGTCATTTCGGTGCGCGGTCGGTGCAAATCCGCAAAACTTCACGCCCAAAAGACCGCTGAAAAGTGGATCAATAAAAAGCCTCACGAAATCGTGCAGGATTTGGCTGGTAGGGTCGGGTTAAATGTTGAAATTGACCAAAGCTCCCTAAAGGCTGGCCGGTTTATACAAATCGACTGGTCGAAGATGACCGATAACGTGTCTTATATGACCGTCGTCCACAAGATGGCGGAATTCATGGGCGCGCGCTGGTGGGTAGACGCAAAAGGCGTTCTATACGTCAAGTCAACCGATAATCCGCAAGGCGTTTACACGCTGAATTATTCCAACGGGCCGCCGAAAAGCGCCAATTTCCTGAGCTTGCGGATCTGCCGCAACATTCAGGCCGGCAAGCCGTGCACGGTCACGGTCAAGAGCTTTCATCCCGGCCAGAAAAAGACTTTCGCAGGAACCTTTTCGATAGGCGGGGCGGGCGAGTCTGTCGAGTACGCCTACCATCTGCCGGGACATTCGCAGGACCACGCGGACCAGCACGCCAGAACGAAGGCGAAAGAACACACGCGGCATGAACTGCAGCTTTCGGCGACGTTGCCGGGCGACCCGTTGATTGACGTGGCGATGAAATTGCAGCTTGCCGGAACGATGTTCGCGCAGGGGTTCGATATGGATTCGATCCATCATCAATTCGGCTATGGCGGGCATACTATGAGCATTTCCGCGCGGTCGGCGAAGGAAGGTCGGTCATGAGCGACCTTGAGAATTTGATTTTTCGCTGCGTTGAGCGCGCGCTTGCGGGGCGCAAATCCAAGCGTTACGGCATCGTCACATCATGGGATGCGACGAACCATCGCGCCAAGGTCACTTTCCAGCCGGAAGGCAACGAAAGCGGCTGGCTTCCGGTTCAAGCGATGGCATCGGGGAACGGGTTCGGCATCGTCGCGGGCCTGACGCCCGGCGACGGCAAGACAAGCGGCGACCTGGTCGAAATCCACTACCAGGAAGGCGACTACGAAAACGGCCAAATCGCGGGCCGCGTCCACAACGACGTTGACAAGCCGCCGCCGGTCGAAAGCGGCGAATTCCTGATTCAGCACAAGTCCGGCGCGTCAATGAAATTCGACAAAAACGGCGTGTTGACGATTACGGGCTCTGGCGGGTCTTCGACCGTTCACGGCGCGGACGGCTCGATTACGCACACGGACGGCAGCGGCGGCGTTCTGAAACAATCGGGCGGTGGGTTCACGCATGACGGACACCACATCGATTCATCGCATACGCATAGCGGCGTCCAGCCGGGATCTGGAGATTCGGGTGCGCCGATATGAGCGACCTATCTTTAGAATGGGGCGGCGATTTTGTCGCGGCGGCCAATGGCGACCTGTTGCTGGCATCCGGCGAGGATGAGACGCGGCAAGCGATTTGCCGGCGGCTTTTTACCGCCGTGCAGGGATACATCTTTCATCCCGACTATGGCGCGGGCCTTCCGCAAAAGATCGGCTCGCCCGCCAACGCCAACGCATTGACCGCGCTTGTTAGCTCGCAAATCGCGTTTGAAAGCGCAGTCAATCAATCGCAGCCGGTCAATGTGAGTGTGATTGCCGACGCCAATCAGGTGGGGCTGTACACGATCATGATTAGCTACACGGAAGCCGTCACTGGCGTTCCGGTCGAATTGTCGTTCACTCCGTAAGGACATAGCCGAATGACAACTCCCCACGCCTAAAGGCGGGGGCTTTTTCGCTAAGCTGTACAAGCCAGCAAACTTTCGGACGGTGCTACAATTCCTCCCCATGCCTAAAGGCAGGGGTATCTCGCGGATGACTCGATGACAACTCTTCCAACCCAATCTTTTGCGACCATCGTCCAGAACATTGCGGCGGGTGTGCAGGGGCGCGCGGGCGCTCTTATCAATTTCGCCATCGGCTCGACGCTTCGCGCGATTGCGGAAGGGTTTGCCGGCGTCGTCCTCTGGTTGCAGACGCTCATTCTGCAATTGTTGCTGACCACGCGCGCGGCGACTTCGACGGGATCTGACCTCGATACGTTTGTCGCTGACTTTGGCGTGACGCGATTAGGCGCGCAGGCGGCGACGGGGCAAGTCACCTATTCGCGCCTTTCCGCCAGCACATCGACGCCGTTTATCCCGGTCGGATCGACCATCAACACGGTAGACGGAACGCAGACTTTCACCGTCTCCATAGACGCGACCAATGCAGCCTATTCGGCCTCGCTTGGCGGCTACACCATGCCGAGTATGACAACGGCGCTCACGGTGCCTGTTATCGCCAGCGTGGCGGGCTCTGGCGGCAATATCTCGGCTAACGCCCTGTCGCAATCGACCACGCCCATTACCGGGATTGATCTTGTCACCAATTCGGCGGCGTTCACGAACGGCGCGGATGCGGAATCCGATGCGGCGCTGCGGGTTCGGTTTCAAGCCTTCATCCTGGGGCTGGCGCGCGGCGATCATTACGGACTCGCCTATGCGATCACAAGCCTTGCCGTCAGTGTCGAATATTCGCTGGTCGAGAATTACGGTTATGCCGGGAATTATGCGCCGGGCTCGTTCTATGTCGTGTGCGATGACGGAAGCGGGTCGCCATCGGCGGCTTTCGTCGCCAGCGTCGCGGCGGCGGTTCAATCCGTGCGGCCTCTTGGGACTGTAGCCAATGTTTTCGCCACGGTCGCGGTTGCAACCAACGTGTCCATGACGCTGACCACGGCGGCAGGCTACACGCACGCCAATGTCGTGGCGCAGGTTGCGGCATCGGTCGGGGCTGGTCTGGCGTCGATTTCTCAAGGCGCGGGCCTGCAATATGGCGACCTCTACTTCTGGGCGTTTTCGGTCCCCGGCGTGACGGGGGTTAACGCTGTTTTGCTCAACGGATCAAGCGGTGACGCGGCGTCGATTGCGGCCAATCCACAAAAGACACTCGTTGCCGGGGTTGTCACAATATCATGACGACCGGCGACGCAACCGACATGCTGACGCGCATCAAGCGGGTTCTTCCGCCGCGCTGGTTTGCCTATACGGCGCCCTTGCGCGATGCGGTTCTCGGCGGACTGTCCGATCAATTGGCATGGGTTTATTCATTCATCGCCTACGCCAAACAACAAACGCGCATCACGACTTCGGCGGGCCTCTTTCTCGACCTGACTGCCTACGACTATTTCGGGCGCTTCATTCGACGGCGCGCGGGCGAACTTGACGCCGCGTTTATGCCGCGCATCAAGAAAGAGATTTTGCGCGAGCGCGTGACGCGCAAGGGCATGATCCAGGCTTTGACCGATCTGACGGGCAAAGCGCCGATCATCTTCGAGCCGCGGTCAACCTATGACGCGGGCGGCTATGGCACGCATTGCGGATATGGCGTCGCGGGCGGTTACGGCAATATCGTTCTGAATAATCAGGTCTTCCTGACGGTTTACCGCCCCGGCTTGCAGGGTGTTCCCGGCGTGGACGGCTATGGCGGCTCTATTGGCGGCTATGGCGTGGGCGCGATTGAGTATGTCGGGCCGAGCATGATTGTAGGCGCCGTGACTGACTCGGACATTTACGCGACCATTGAAGCAACGAAGCCATCCGGCGCGATATGCTGGACGAAACTCATCTAAGGAAAACCCAATGGACCGCCAGTTTGCTTATTCGGGCGCAATCCCGCAAGATACCGATATTTTGAGCACAAACAAAAACGTGCTTTATGGCCTTGGGCATTTGGCGCAAGCGGCGCTTGGGACCGGAACTTGTGTCGTCGGCCTTGCGGGCGCGCAATCGACCATCCCCAATCTGCAGATCAGCATCGGGCCGGGCGCGATCTATTCGGTCCAGCCGGTTGATGGCACGGCCTATGGCGACCTTGGCACGGATGCCAACACCATCGTCAAGCAAGGCATCGTGAAAGCCCCGCAGACGCTCACGCTGACGCCGCCCGGGACAAGTGGCTATTCGCAGGTCTATCTTGTTGAAGCGACTTATTCCGACACGGACGGCGGCGCGACCGTGCTTCCCTATTACAATTCGAGCAATCCGAGCGCCCCCTATGCCGGGCCTGCGAATGCGGGAACCTCCAATTATACCGTGCGGCAGGGCGTTTGCACGATCACCCTGAAAGCCGGGACCGCAGCCCCGACCGGGACGCAGACGACGCCTTCGACCGACGCGGGCTATGTGCCGCTTTACACGATCACGCTCGCCAACGGCCAGACGGCGATTACCACGGCGCAGATCATCACCGCGACCGGGGCGCCGTTCGTCCCGTACAATCTGAACAATCTGCCGTTTCTGAAATCCCAAACCGATACCGGCACGGCAAACGCGCTTGTGGTGACGGAGCCGGACATTTCGGCGCTGTTTGTCGGGTTGACGCTCACGGTCAAGAAGTCCGCCGCCGCCAACACGGGCGCGACGACGATCAACGTCAACAGCATCGGCGCGGTGACGCTTGTATGGCCCGATGGAACCGCGCTGGCCGCCGGCGACTGGCCGGGGAGCGTGACCGGCCTTGTGGAATATGACGGGACGCAGTTCAACCTTCTTTCTATCATGGGGCCGAGCGTGTTCCAGCGCGCGGCAGGCGTTGCGCAATCGCTGTCCGGCAACGGCTATTACATTTTACCCGGCTTCGCTCCGAACCGATTCTGCATCCAGTGGGGGCAGGTCACCACTGCCAACGGCAATGCGTCCGTGACTTTCCCGCTCGCCTTCAGCGCGGTCTACCAGGTGGTAGCGACCGACGACGGCGCGGCGTCGTGGTCATCTTCCAACGCATCGTTTTGCGGCATCGGAAGCCCAAGCACAACCGGGTTTACCGCGAAATCCATCACCTGGGCCGGCTCGACGATGACTGTGACGGGCAGCAACGCCCTTCAATCGTGGATCGCCGTCGGCAAAATCTGAGGTTCCCATGAGCTTTTTTTATTCCCCGTCCACACGCGGCTTTTACAGCGCGCTCATCCATGCCGCCGCCACCATCCCGGGCGACGCCGTCGCGATCTCCGACGACGCCTACGAGGCGCTGCTGGCGGGCGTCAATGCGGGCCAGATCATCGCGCTGCTCGACGGCGTTCCGACGCTGGAAGCGGCGCCGGTCGTCGTGGCGCCGCCTGCCGTTCCAGCCTCCGTCCCGCGCCGCAAATTCTTCCAGGCCGCCGCGCAAGCGGGACTGATCACCGACGCCGATGCGCTGGCGTCCGGCGTCACGGTTCCGGCGAGCCTGCTTACGGCGCTCGCGACGCTGCCCGCCGCCGAGCAGTTCGCGGCGCAGATGGCGATCCTTTACGACGCCGATTTCAGCCGCGCCAATCCGATGCTGATCGACCTCGGCACCGCGATGGGCCAGACCACGGCGCAGATCGACGCGCTGTTTACGCTGGCGGCCAGTCTCTAGCCGCCAGGCCATCCAAGGAAATTTGATGCTTCGAAAACTCTCGCTCGCGGGAGCGTTGACGCTTGCGCTTCTCACGCCGGCGCGAGCCGGGTCCGCCCTCGATCTGGTGTTCGGCTATGTTCAAGCGATTGCTGGCAAAGCTCCGTCGTCGTCGGCCCTTAAACCGCGCCGCGCCGCGCGCGCAAATCATGGTCTGGACACCCGGTCGAAAGGTTCGGTTGTTCGCGCCTCTTTCTATGGAGGCGGGGAACGCCTCAACCGCTTCACCGCCAGCGGCGAAGTCTTCCGACCGCTCGCCCTGACCTGCGCACACCGCTCGCTCCCCTTCGGGACTCGCCTTCGCGTCGCATGGCGCGGGCGCTCCGTCGTCGTGCGCGTGAACGACCGTGGACCGGCGCTCGGGACCGGGCGCGATGTGGACCTGTCACGCGGCGCGGCGCTCATCCTTGGAATGACCCAGGCAGGCGTCGCCACTGTCACACTCGAAAGGCTCTGAGAAATGGGTGGAAGAAACACAGCGGCGGCGAGCGTCGTCTCCGAGATAGCCGCGCTGGCGATGCTGGCGCTCGCGACGCCGTCCTTCGCCGCTCCCTGCAACGGCGTGTACGGCTGCGTGGTGCGGGCGCGGTTCTGCTCGCTCGAACAGCCCGACCGATGCCACTACGAACGGCTCCTGCCCGAGCAGGGCGTCGGGCTCTGCACCATGATGGCGATGCAAACCGCTGTCGGCTGGATCGTCGGCGACGCTAACGCGGGCAAGCCTAGCCACCCCGGCTTCCGCCTCGCCACCGCGCAATGCGTCACACCCGATGAAAGTGATTTGTGACATCCACCTCAAGGCGGGCTCGTGCGCCTACCTCCCCCAAATCTGCACTCCCTGAAAGGACACTCCATGACCCCGGTTTCCGGCGCGTGGCCGCGTGAAAACGTGGCCGCTCTCAACGCCTTTTACGGCGACCCGCGCGGCCCCAACGGCGCGGAGTCGCCGACGTGGGCCGCGCGCAATCTCACCCTGTGGATTCCGCCCTATCCGATGTTCTATTCGGATGAGGACCGGACGCCGCTGCATCGCCTGCGCGTTCACAAGAAGTGCATCGCGGCATTCGACGCGGCGTTCAAGGACGTGCTCGGCGCGCTGGGACACGAATACATCAAGGTGCATCGGCTCGACGTGTCGGGCGGCACGTTCTGCTATCGCGTCCAGCGCGGCGGCTCGCGCCTGTCAGTCCACTCGTGGGGATGCGCAATTGATCTAGACCCCGCACATAACCCATTCCCAAGCACCCACGGGCCTATGGATTTGAAGTTCGTCGAAATCCTCAACCGGCATGGTTTTTGGTGGAGAGGCAGCAAGACAGGGCTTGCTGCCGGTACCGGAACAGACACAGATTTCATGCATTTTCAGTTATGCCGACACTCCGGTTAAATATGCGCCCAGTTCTCGTCTAAATACAAGAGCGCCTTATATCCCCGGCCTAAACGCCGGGGTTTTACGGCACGTTCGATAAAAACAGAACGTCACAAACCGCCAAGTCGCGGTGTTTACGCATGTTTGGAGGTTACATGAGCGCCAATCCCCTCGCCGGCCTGCCGCTGCATTACCTGATCGGCGCGGCCGATCCGGGACAGGGCGCCAAGGGCGTCGTTACCGAGGTTCCCTACGATTGGAATCGCCCGGTCGCGTATGGCGTCAGCGTCGGCTACTGCAATTTGTTCGATGAGACCAGCAGCGGGCATTATGGCCCGTATCTCAAAGCCGAGCCCGGCAGCACGGCGGCGGATTACCACGAGGGCATGATCGACCCGACCGGTCCGGGCTGGGAGCGGAACCTGCGCGAGCAGTTCAACCGCCGCCGCGCGGGCCGCTTCGAATATATTGAACTCGACAATCCAGACGCCTATTCCGAGCGGCACTTCGGCGCCGTGCTCGGCGCGATCGAGCTGGCCGCCGTCTACGGGCTCAAGGTCATCGCCAAGAACCCGCTGCTGCTCGGCCCGCACGCGGGCGCCTATGTCGCGCACGCCAATGTCTACGGCGCGATTGTCGAGGCAGGGGCGGGCAACCCCTTCACCATGGACGCGCTGCGGCGGCTGAACGGCAAGCCCGGCCTGCCGGTATGGTTCGTGTTTTTCGGCGACGACAAGCATGTGGCGACCAGGACGGCGGATCGCGTGAAGGTCAAGGGCATCCACAACATGGGCGTGACCTATTCGCAGCGCGGAGAATATGGCGACGCTGAAATGCTGTGCGCGCCGACGGCGGTGGCGTGATGCTGGCGCTCGAAACCCTCCTCTGCGTCGCGCTGATCGTGCTGGTTGGCGGCAAGATCATGGTCGCGCTGCAAAACTCCAACCTGGACTGGCCGCCGAAATGATCCGACTCAACGCTGCCCTCATCGCGGCGATCCTCGCCTTCGCCGTCGTGTCGCACGGCGACAGGGCCATTGCCGCGCTTTATGCGCTCGACGCGACCGGCGTGCTGCCGCTGTGGCAGGTCGCCGTGGCGGGAATCCTCGCCGCCCTCGCGCTGGCGTGGCGTCCGAAGCTGGTGCTCGAAAGCGTCGTCGCGCTCGGCCTGGGCGGGCTGCTGCTGACGCTCGCCGCCTAGCGGGCGTCGCGGGCGGGCGTCCACGGATCCAGCCCTGCCGCCACGGCGGCGCAGGCGAGCGCGATGGTTTTGTCGGCGCCGTCACGGAGATAATCGGAGATTCGCGAAGGCGGCTTGCCGAGGCGCTCGGCGATCTCCTGTTTTTTCATTCCGCGCTCTTTGCAGAGCGCGACGAAGGCGGCGAAGTCGGAGGGGGTCATTGACCAAGCCTCTCCCAATTGCGAGCGTCATAGTCGCCACAAGAGGCACCGCGAAAGGCGGCTAAATCTTCCTCTAGTTCCTGCTCGGAAAGCGAAACGATCAGGCTAGCCTTGCCTTGTTTGGCTAGGCGCTTTGCGCGTTCAGCACTGGGGCTTGTCGGGTAGGCGTAAGAAGTAATCCCGCTTGCGCGATCTCCGATTACAAAGGAACCGTCCTCAAGGATTTTCCAAACGATTTCCATCTTCATATTCTCCAATTGAGTAATGGAGCGGGGCCGAAGCCCCGCGTTTGGTTCAGATCGCGTAGCGGTTGGCTTCTTCGATCATTTGCTGACATTTCACCATGTCATCTCGATCCCAGTAGTTCTTGGCGAGCGCCACGCGGTCCATCCAGGCTTGGCAAAGATCGGTTTCGAAGTGGGCTGCGGTCATTTTGATTCCGAGGAGTTCGGCGGCGGTGATGATTTGGTCGGTGTCCATTTGCTTGCTCCCTTTCGATGATTGAAAATAACATATTTGGAAATTAAGTCAAGGCCCAACTCAAGAGAAATTCCTCATCTGGAAAAATAATAATGTGCGTGGGCCTCTCTCAGGGCGCGCTCATTTGTAATTCCCGCTCATTCCGGGCGGGAAACGAAGGGACAGAAACAATGTCGCTGGCCCTGATATGGAACGCGCGCGCCAATCGCGGCGCGCGCTCATCATTTTCGAAAGGCAAACCTATGTCGTTCTCTCTCGCTGCCATCAACTGGAAGACCACCGCTCTCGGCGTCGCCGCCCTCGTCAGCGTCGCCGCCCATGCGTTCGCCACCGGCTCTCTGCCGAGCGGCGCTGATCTCGCGACCGTTCTCGCAGCCTTCGGCCTGATCGCGGCCAAAGACGCGTGATCCAATACGCCATCATCGGCGCCCTGGCGCTGGCAGTCATCGCGATTGCCGGCGTCGCTATCTGGCTCGGCAACAGGTCCGCCGCCGCAGCCGGAAAAGCCGAAGTTAGTGCGGACGATGCGAAAGCCGAATCCGACGCGCTGCGCCGGGTCGATCAAGTGGACGCACAGGGGCAGACGAACACCCAAACTCTGGACGATCTAAAGCGCGGTGATTTCTAAATGCATAAAATAATCGCGATCTTGACGCTGGCTTTTAGCCTCGCGCTGGCCGGCTGCGAGCCGACCACAAAAACCGTTTGCCCGGCGCTCAAAACCTACTCGCGCGCCCAGCTCGCCCAGATGGCGGCCGGCTATCCCAGCCTGCCCGAATGGGCGAAATCCGTGATTTCGGACTGGCGTTTGTGGCGCAAGAAATGCGCCGCGCTGCAACAATAAAGGAGCCGCACATGGATTGGAGTTTTGCTGCTGGCGTCGGCGCCGGGATCGGCATCGTCGTCGTCATCCTCGGCGCGATCTACGCCGTCATCCGGTTCGGCGCGGGTGGCGTCAACCTCGATTAAGGGAACCATCATGCGCCTCGACCTTAGCGCCGACGCGGTGGAGGCGGTGCAAGATGCGCTAGCCGCGCTGCACGGCCTTTACGCGACACAGGTCAATTTCGGCCGGCGCGACCAAGACGACCATTGGACGAAAAAGCTGCTCGCGGTCGAAGAGGCCGCGACAAGCATCGAAAGACAAACCGGCGTCGCGCTGCCTTCGCTATGACCCCGCAATACGCGCGGACCCATTTTGGCCCGCGCTCCAATCCCTCGGCCCGTCAGCCCCAAGAGGACACCCCGCCATGGACCCCCTCGATATTGTCACATGCATATCCAATCCGATCAGGTGGGAAAGCCGCATCAGGCTTGCCCGCGACGCAATCGCCGATTGGCTCAAAGAGCCGAACGTGCGGATCACGCTTGTCGAAAGTGCTTATGGCGCCCGCCCGCACGAACTCGCCGACCTCGCGGCCAACCCGCGCATCAACTATGTCCCGGTCCGCAATTATTCGCTGGTCTGGAACAAAGAATCGCTTCTCAATATTGGGATTTCGCGTCTTGCGCCGGATGCAAAATACATCGGCACGTTTGATGCCGATATTCACTTTCGCAAGCCCGGATGGGCCGGCGAGGTCATCCACGCCTTGCAGTTGCACGAAATCGTGCAACCGTGGCGCACCGCCTATGATCTTGGCCCGAACGACGAACATATCCAGACGCACCATTCGTTCGCCAGCCTGTTTCATGAGGGCAAGCCGGTCGTTCCGTCCGGTCCTCACTTCTGGAAATTCGACGGCGGTGCTTATGAATACGCGCATTGCCTACCGGGCGACGCTCTCGTCGTGCCGGGCGGGCGGGTTCTTGCGGCGAGCGCGCGGCCATTTGAAGGCCATCTTGTCATTATCCGCACTGCCGGAGGTAAGGAACTCGCCTGTACCCCGAATCACCCGGTATTGTCTGGCGAAAATTGGGTCCGCGCTGATGCGATCAACGTTGGCGATTATGTTGTCAGCCACGTCAAGGGTGACAGCGTCCTTGGCGAGCCACACAAACAGGACGCGCCAGCCCGCATCGAAGATATAGCGCGTTCGTTCAGCGAACGTGGCGGGATGCACCGAAGCACAGCCGAACTGCCGGACGATCTCGACGATAACCGAGCCAATTGCAAAATCGCCGAGATATGGGCCGATAGCCCTTTGCCGATGGAAGACAACCCCCCTAGCCTCCAAATCGGCGGCGATCCTGTCTTCGGTTGCATTGGGATGCAATCCAAGTCGCTCGACAGTCAGGGCGCGGGCGCACTTCTTCTCGAAAGATTCGATCTTTCCGCGCCTGCCGACGAGACCTCCTTTCCGCCCCGCTTCTTTTCTAAAATCGGGGGTTGTCTTTTCGAGCATCCCCCGGCTGACCAATCTCCCGACTTCGGCGCGGGCCGCAGCGTCCCTTCGGTCCCAAACGCCCTTGATCCGGCGGCTTCGCAGTTCAGTTGTCAGCATAGCGGCGGCGTGAGCAGCTCGCACGTCCGGGGCGACGTGCTTCTTGATGAGCCCCCGCGCGTATCCCTCATTCATGCCGATAATCTCAGCGCATTCTGTCGCGCGCTTTCCGGTCAAGTAGAGAGCGATAAGGTTGTCTATATCGGCAGGCGAGAATTTAAGGGCCATGTTTACGACCTAAAAACGGAACACGGCTTTATCATATCAGACAACATCATAACACACAATAGCGGCTACGCATGGGCGTGGACGCGCACAGTCCTCGACAAGATCGGAGGGCTGTTCGACCTCGCGGGCACAGGGTCCGCTGACCACCACCAGGCGCTTGCGATTGTTGGCGCCGTCGACAAGTCGGTTCCGGCCGGAACGCATCCGAACTACATCGCCGCACTCAAGACATGGGAATCGCGCGCGCTTACCCACATCAACAAAAACCTCGGCTTCGTGCCCGGCACAATCGAGCACCGTTTCCATGGCTCCAAGGCCGCGCGCGGCTATCTGGACCGATGGGGTATGTTCGTCAAGCACGGCTTCGACCCGCTGGTAGACATCAAGCGCAACAGCTGGGGTGTGGTGGAGTGGTCGGGCGCCAAACCCGACCTCGAACGCGAATGGCACCTCTACCTGAAGTCCAGAAACGAGGACGGAAATCTCGTCTGATCGCCCCAATTCGCGCGCAGGGCTGACATGGCCGGTGGGGGCGCGCGCGATCCAACCCTGCCGGCCACCCAGGTTCGATCCGCAATGAGACTGCCCGTCATCCTCATCATGGGCGCGGCCGGCCTCCCGCAAGACTCTGGCTACTGGGGCTCGATCTCGCAAGAGGTCGGGCGGCAGACCAACCATAAATAAGGGCGGCAAATGATCGGCCTCGCCGCAACATGCATCGGCCTCGCGATTACGATCCTTTTTATGGTCGTGATCGAGGACTCACTTTAACGCGCCCGGCAGCGACCGGCAATTCCAATAGGCACCCTCCGGGCTCTGCCGGCGCGACTGAAAAGCGGGCCAGCGATACGTTGACGCGCCCCGCTGGCCCTGACCAATCACCCGAAAGGACCGGGCTCATGGCTGCGAAATGCTCTACCGCACTAATGGTTAATTTTTGGGGCGGAGGTTCGCGTCGTGTCTCCTGCATTTGATCAAGCGACAGACCACGCCGAACGCATCGCAGCGATAGAAAACACGCTCAAGAACATTGAGCCGAAAATAGATGAAATGTGGAGGAATTCTGCCGAGCATCGCGGGGCCGAAAAGCTTTTGCATGGTTCGGCCTTGATCTTCGGAAGCGCGATAGCGACGGCTATTGTGACGCGGTGGTCCGAGTTTCTTGCGTGGATTGGACACCATTAACGCGACCTAGAGCTTATCGCTCGCCACCCTGAGAGGAGGCCGCACATGCAAAAGCCAATTTCCGAAGAAGAAGAACAAAAAACAATCGACGCAGCGGCGCGACATAGGCGCCCGGATGGATCGTTCAACATCTCCGAAATGGCGCGTGACCTTGAACTGACGCGCGCAACGATTCAAGCCCGCTGTAGGAAACTGGCCGAAAGGGGATTGCTTGGCTACCGGCCTGTTATGCCGGGGTTCAATGTTTCCGAAACTTCGGTCGAGATGGACGCGAGCGGCGCTATCCGCAAGCAATGGGTCCGGCAAAAGAAAGAGCCCGGAGAACAGTTTCAGGCGCCATCAGGCCATATCGTCAAAGGCGTGTCGGCGCTGCTCGATCCAGAAAACCGCATTCTGGCGCAATGGATCAAGACAAAAGAGGGTGCTGTTGATCCTCTCGCGCTTGCGGAATCCCTCAAGGCGACATTCGAGGACTGGCGCCCATCCTATGAGCCGGTTCAAATTGCAAACGATGATTTTGAGGATACGCTTACTCTGTTGCCTTGGGCTGATCCCCATTTTGGTCTTAGAACGTGGCTCGGTGATACGGCGCAAAATTGGGATTTGAAAATAGCCGTCAAAACGTTCCTTGATACCTTCTCCAAGGTCATCGCGCGTTGCCCGAAATCACAAAAAGCCATTTTGCTTGTCGGCGGCGACACGACGCATGCAGACGACAATAGGAACATAACCCCGAGGTCCGGCGCGCATCTGGACGTTGACGGGCGGCAATCAAAGGTCTTTTTCACGGCTTGCGAAACGATTGTCGAAGTCACCTATATGATGCTCGGTAAGTTTGAAGAGGTCGAAATCATCAACCTGATCGGCAACCATAATGAAAATTCAGCCGACCCGATTTCATTCTTTTTACATGCTTGGTTCCGATCCGATGCGCGCGTGACCGTCGATACGACGTCGCACATTTTCAAATTTCGCAAGTACGGAAAGTGCATGTTTGGTTTTACGCACGGCCACACGGCCAAGGCGAAAGACATGCACACAATCATGTCTCATTATGAACCTAAAATTTGGGGTGCGACCGAGTACAGAGCGGCGCATGTGTTTCACGTACATCATAAATCTCAGTATGTTTCTGAGCATGGCGGGTGTGTTACCGAAACACACCAAGTCATGTGTCCACCGGATCAATGGCACTATGCATCTGGCTACAAATCCGGGCGCTCTCAACAGGCAATTATTTATGACAAAAACAACGGGGAAGTGGGAAGAATCCGCGTTTCTGTTGTATGATAGCCCATAAGGGCGCCGGAAAACAAAAGCGGATGTCTCATGGTTGATTTTAGTATCCTCACCCGCCAAGCCGCGACGGAAGACTTGGCCCGCGTCTGTATCGATGCGGCAAACAAGATCGCGCGTCATGCCGCCTATGCATCCTTACGCGATGAAATCACCCTATGCCGGATCGTTGAGAACTTGCGGGAAATCGCCAAGGAAAAGCGGCCTCGGGTTTTCCCTCAGCGCGTCCCGGCGCCGGAAGACGTGAAGGACATTGCATGAAAATTTGCGATCTGACTTGGATCAAAGGCTTTTGGTATCTCGGCTCGCCATACTCGAAATATCCGCAGGGACCGGAAGCGGCCTTTGTTGACGTGTCGAAAATCGCCGCCGAACTTTTGCGGTGCGGCGTAGCGATCTTCGCGCCTATTGCGCATAGCCATCCAATTGCGGAACACGGCGGTATTGACCCCCTTAGCCACGAAATATGGCTCCCCGCCGACCGTCCTATGATGGATGCAGCGGCCGGTCTCATCGTCGCCAAAATGGAAAGCTGGCGCGAAAGCTACGGCCTGACGCATGAAATCGAGGTTTTCACAAAAGCCGGAAAGCCCGTGATTTATCTTGATGTCCAGAAATTTACCCTTTCGGAGCGACCCGATGCCGATGACAAAAAAAGAATTGCTTGAGGCGACGATTGAAGCCGTCGCGGGGCGAGGCCTTAACTACGGAAAGCCCGAAGACAACTTTAACCGCATTGCCTTACGTTGGCGAGTGCATTTGAAAAACCGTTTCGGGATTGATGTTCCAATAGACGCTGCGTCCGTCTCAATGATGATGGCCGACATGAAGCTGGCGCGTCTTGAGAACGCGCCGGATCATGCGGATTCCTGGATTGATCTTGCAGGCTATGCGGCTTGCGGCGGGGAAATCGCAGTGAAGTGATTTCGCATGAATTTCACCTGAAAGATAAACCCGCGTAACTTTCATAACATCGGGGGCGATCATGGCCGACGAAGAAGATTGCGGAATGCCGTTCGAGCCCTGCGATCAGATCGCGGAACGCATGGAAGCTTTCGTGCATGTGGTCGATTGCCTCGCAAGGCTACCCAAGAGCGAGAAGGAATTGCGTGAGTCCGGCCTGCAATTTCTCGACGCCGTGAAACTGTCGCTGACCCCTGCGGAGAAAGCGAAAGTGCTCCCCTTCGTCAAAGGGAAGGCGCTCTGATGCTCATAGAAACACGCGTCCGCCGCGCCATTGCCGAAGTGCAGGGCATTGAAAACGATTTCCCCGCCTCCTGGGGGCCTACGGAAAAGGGCCATTTTGAGAAAGCGTTGCTTCATCTGGAACGCATACGCGAGACGGTAGAGCCGGTGAAACCGCCTCGCGTGGTGGTGTTTAAGCGGCTTGATGGCGATCCGGTGTTTTAAGCGCCCTCGATTTCCTTTAATGCGGCTTTGGCCAGTTCAACTTGACGCACGATTCGCGGAAGGACCGCTTGACGGAAAATTTGCTCATTTCGGTTCACCTTTCTTAAAATCGCGCTTCACCTTCCGCGCTTCGGCAATCGCGATCATTCGCAGCCATGCCGAAAGCGTCAGTCCCATTTCTGAGGACGTGGCTTTCATAGTGTCATGCTCGGCTGTGGTGACGCGGATCGTGATTGGCTTGCGGGGATCTGTCATTTGCTGGGCCGCGACAACCAGTGCACGCTCGCGTTGCATCTCGTCACGAACCACGGCAGGGCGACGCCGCTGCTTTGGCTGACCGTCGACAAGGACGAATTGAAGGACCAGCGCAACGATTTCG